GTGTTCTTGAAATCCTTTGCGCCGAATAAGGAGGGCATAGAAAATGACTGTACTTTATAGCGCAGAAATGGCCGGACTCGCCGCAGTTCCGGTTAGCCTCCCGTCTGGCGGTGTTGTCGATGGTAACGTCCGCGTAAAGCGGGCCACTATCACGCTTGACACTCAGACGACTTCGGACACCATCGTTATCGCAAAGGCGAAAGAGGGCGAGTCGTTCCTCTACGGTGTTCTTACTGCCAGCGCCACGCTTGGCGCTTCCGCGACAATTGCGATTGGTGTCACGGGCACGACCGGGAAATACCGGGCCGCCGCTACGTTTACCTCCGCAAACACGCCGACGTTTTTCGGCACCGCCGCTGGTGCGGCGACGCTTGCGGCTGATGAGGAAATCTTCATCACCATTGGCACCGCTAGTCTTCCGGGATCCGGGACGCTGGTTGTGGACATGTACTTCTCCGCAACGTAATAAGGTTGGGGTGGCTTCGGCCACCCCATACTTTAATCAGAGGTAGGCATGGCGACTTCAGTCGTTCAGATTGTAAACAACGCGCTGATTAAAATAGGCGCAAGCGCCATCCTGACTCTTACTGAAAACAGTGAAGCGGCGCGAGCCGCTAATCTCATTTATGAGCAAATTCGCGATGCTTGTATTCGCGACCATGTCTGGAATTTTGCTATTCGCCGGGTTGAACTGGCGCAGAACAGCACGGCTCCTGCGTTTGAGTTCTCGTATCAGTATAACCTCCCATCTGATTGCCTGCGGGTTTTGCGGATGGAAGACATGGGGATGTACTACAAGATCGAGGGCGGCAAACTGTTGACCGACGAAGGCACCGCAAAGATTCTGTATCTGTCCCGAGTTGAGGACGTGAACCTGTTCGACGCCATGTTTGTCGAGGCGTTGTCTACCCGTATTGCGGCGGAGTTGTCGGTCACCCTGTCGGAGAGCAATACGCTGTATTCCAATATGATGGAGATGTATCAGCGCAAGATTGCAGATGCTCGCTCGATGGACGCGCAGGAAAGCGGCTATCACGAAATTATTGCAGACACATGGTTGGATAGTCGGCTAAATTACGCCGGGAGTGCTGGCGTAAGCGTTAATGGTAGACCGTAATGCCGCGTTCAGCGCCGATCTTCACGAATTTCACTGCCGGTGAACTTTCCCCGCGCCTTGAAGGCCGCGTTGACCTTGCAAAATACGTTAACGGCTGCAAGACGCTTGAGAATATGATTGCTCAGAAACACGGCCCAGCATCTCGCCGTGGCGGGTTCTATTTCTCGGCAGAAGTAAAAGACAGCACCAAGAAGACACGGATTCTGCCGTTCGAGTTTAGTGCCACCCAGGCTTACGTTATTGAATTTGGCGATCAGTACGTTCGGTTCTACAAAAACTATGGTCAGATTCAGTCTGGGCCGTTTGATGAGGTGTTTGCGGCAGAATTTAATGTTGGCGCAGCATACGAAATAGCAACGCCCTACCTTGAGGCAGAGCTGTTTGAGCTGGTAATCACGCAGTCTGCTGATGTCCTGTATATAGCTCACCAGAACCACGAACCGCGCACGTTGTCCAGGTTGGGTGACACGAACTGGGTGCTAGACATCATTCAGTTTCTGGACGGCCCATATGACGCCGTAAACGCCACTGACACGACGTTCGGCCTTTCTGCCACGTCTGGCACCGGGATCACGATAACGGCCTCTGCGGTCACTGGAATCAACGATGGGTCTGGCTTCCTCTCGACAGACGTAGGCCGCCTGATCCGGTTCGAAGACGCGGCGAACGACTGGACGTATTTTGAGATCACGGAGGTAACAGATACGACGCACGTTGTCGCAGATTTCATCGGACCAAATGCTTCTGCCACAACGGCACAGACGGGCTGGCGGTTAGGCGCGTTCTCTGAAACGACAGGCTATCCGTCAGTTGTGACGTTTTTCGAGCAGCGGCTGGTCTGGGCAGCCACGACAAGCCGTCCGCAATCGATGTTCTTTTCCGTTTCTGCTGATTATTACAACCACGCCCCGACCGATAATGACGGACTTGTCCTAGACGATAGCGGGTTTGTCTACACCATCGCAACCGATCAAGTGAACACAATCCGCTGGATGCGTGCCGGCAAAGTCTTATCCGTAGGCACAGCCGGTGGTGAGTTTATCGTATCACAGGGCGACACCAACAGCCCGCTATCGCCCACCAACACTCGCGTCGTAAGGCAGACCACGTTCGGCAGTGCCGCTGTAACGCCACCGCAGGTCGGCAATTCCGTGTTGTTCTTGCAGCGTGCGAACCGAAAGGTTCGGGAATACGTTTATCAGTTCGAAAGCGATGCTTACACAGCGCCGGACCTTTCCATCCTTTCGGAACACATCACCGAAGGCGGTGTCATCGACATGGCGTATCAGCAGGAACCCGACAGCATTGTCTGGTTGGTTCGTGCAGACGGTGTCCTGGTCGGCATGACTTATGAGCGGGCGCAAGATGTTGTGGCTTGGCATCGTCACATTATAGGTGGGGCAGACGCTAAGGTTGAAAGCGTTGCTGTGATTCCTAATACGACCGGCAGCCGCGATGATTTGTGGGCCGTTATTCAACGCACAATCAACGGGGTGTCGGTCCGTTATATTGAGTTCATGACGCCGGGGATGCCAGAAGTTTCCGTGAACACAATTCCGGCAACGTATCTCGACTCTATGCTGACCTACGATGGCGGCGGTGTAACGTCAGTGTTCGGGCTGGAACACCTAGAGGGTCAGACTGTCTCGGTTCTGGCGAACGGCGCGGCTCACCCTGATAGGGTTGTTTCGAGCGGCCTGATCACATTAAACAATGCTTATGAGACGGTCCACGTCGGGCTTCCGTACACTTCCACGCTACAGACGATGCGCATTGAAGCTGGCGCAAAGGATGGCACGGCGCAGGGTAAGAAAAAGCGTGTCTCCCGGATTACATATCGGCTCTATGATACGCTGGGCTTGAAGCATGGCCCCAGCGCAGATCGTTTGGATATTATCCCTTTCCGGTCCAGCGCAGACGACATGGATGAAGCACCGGCATTGTTTACCGGAGACAAAGATGTTGAGTTCCCGCGCAACTGGGACACTGACGGATATATTTTTTTGGTGCAGGACCAGCCGCTGCCGTTTACTGTTTTGGCTATTATGCCGGAAATCAACACGACAAAGGTTTGATATGTGCGATCCACTAACAATCATAGCAACCGCTGCGTCAGCCCTAGGAACAGTCACTAGCGTTGCAGGCGCTGTGCAGCAGGGCAAGGCCGCGCAAAACCTTGCCAATTACAACGCGCAGGTTGCGCAGAACGACGCCATCGCAGCGCGCCAGAAGGCCGATTTTGACGCTACTGCACAAGAACGTCAGGCGAGGTTGTTCGCGGGCACGCAGCGGGCCTCTATGGCCTCCACAGGCGGCGAGTTGCTTGATATGCAAGATGTCGCTGATATGAGCGCAGAGGAAGCGGAACTTGAAAACCTTGCGATCCGATACGGCGGTGAAATGGGTTACAGGGCAGGGCAGCAGAGGGCGACGGTTTCTAAGTTCGAGGGCGCTGTGGCGAAACAGAAGTCGCTAGGCACCGCCGCAACATCTCTCCTGACAGGTGCGTCGTCTACGGCGCAACTCGCCGCTAAAATTTGACGAGGCAATACAATGGCAATGGTTCCGAAATACACAAACAGAGTATCTGTTCCCGGCAGCACCGGGATGCAGGGGATCCCGTTGTCTCTGGCGTCCAGCCCGCTTTCCGGTGCTGGTGAGGGGTTGACGCAGATTGCCGGTGCGCTTGATGCGGCTGCAACGCGCATTCAGAACCGCGAGGACGTAATCAGCAGGGCCCGGGATGAAAAAGCCTTCGAAACCATTGTCTCAACAGAATGGCAGCGCGTTCAGGATCAAGAAGACCTGACAAATAGAAAGACATTCGAAAAATTCAATGCTTTTGTTAATCAGCAGAAGGCCACTTCTTTATTGAATCATAGCGCGACAGGCAGTGCAAACAGTTCAGCATTGTTTGATTATAAATTAACGGGCCTCTCTGGTGCTTACGAACGGGCAGCAATATCGGCAACTCGGGAAGCTCAAATCAAGAGCCTATCAAAACAGTTCGGAGATAATGGCAACCAGATCATATCTAAAGTCGAAAGCGGCGCTATGGATGTGCCGGAGGCGTTTCTTGAAATAAATAAATTTGCTGTTGGTGATGACACTGTAGGCGGCGCTCTGCCAACAAACGTCAGGCTTAGTCTAGTGGACGCATTGCAAAGTCAAATCATTATCACGAAGATTGAAGACGACCTGCGGCTTGGAGACGAAGCTGGGATTGCAAGGGCTAAAGAAAGGCTTAATCAAAACCCAAGTTTCTCTAAAATTTTGTCACCTACGCAGCTTGGTAAAATTGTCAAAAAAATTAGTGACCAAGAAACTGCTATCAACATAGCAGACATAAACATTGCAAAAGCGCGTCAGAAATTTGCGAACGATATGGGTTTCCCTGATTATAACGCCGTCACACCAGCTTTGAAGATGTTTTATGCGTCTGGCGGAAAGATAACGCCTCCAAAGCCGTATGAGATGCAGTCTGACGTTGGAAGGATAGCAAGTGACCGTGCTTATCTGGTTGCTAAGGCTGGTGGAAATCAGAACGACCCAATAGTTAGGGCGTTTGATGATAGTGTTGAACAATCAAATAAAATCGTTGCTTCATCCAAAGTTGGAAAGTTAATTCAAGATTTAGACAATTTAGCAAACCAAAATGTTCCTAGAAATGACCCTAGGGTTCAAGCACTTCAAACAGAAATAAATAACGAAAATCCAGAATACGTTGCCGAACAAGACAGAATCCAAAAGTTTGTTCCTGCTTTAACCGCATTTGAAACATTCAACCGCCAAGCGTTAAGTTTAGAAAAAGATGCAAAAAAAGCATTAATGCTTTTAACGGGCGAAAAAACTTTCGAAGCAGCAAAAATAGCTGCGGCTGACAAAAGCTTCAGCACTTTCACATCAGGATTATTTTCCGGTGCCATGGGACTTTACCGAGGGTCAGACAGAAATGAACTTGACGCAATCCTTAAAAGGATCGGCGGAAAGGCGATGATTGATGCGCTTTCAGAACTTAAAGCTTCTTCGCCAACTGGTGCTAGTGGCATGGGTGCTTTGAACCAAACAGAAGGCGATGCCTTGAGATTCCAAGAAGGCGCTTTGGATTCTAACGCTCCAGAAACAACATCTGCGACTCTAATTGGGCTTATAGAAAATACCAATTCTATAATCAATTCTCAATTAGATGCGTTTAAAGCAGCGTTTCCAACAAGGGGAGAAGATATCACTGCTAATTTAGTTGGCAGCAAATCAGGAAAACGAAAAAGATATACCAAAGAAGAACTTAAAAAATTAAACCGTAACAAATTTGCTCCAAAGCAAGAAGGTCAGTAATGGCTAACTTTACGGTTTCTGTTCCAGATGAGGTAATTGGTGTTCAACCACCTCCTAAGGTTGATCCGCAGCAAATTGCGGAAACAATTCCTGTTGTAGAACCCGAAGTTCCTGTTCAAACGTCGGCTCAAGTAATCCCAGAAGCTATAACGCCTGAAGTTGTATCAGAGCCTATTTATAAAACAATACAAGTAGGTCACGGATCATTTGAAATTGATAGCGCAGCAACTCCAGAAGATATTGACGCTGCACGTTTAGATTATATCAATAACGATATTGATTTTTATGCCGGAATGGACCGCACCACCGGAGCGTCGTGGAGCGCAACAAAAGCGGTTGGTGATGCGCTTAAACCAGAAGATAAACTTGCAACTTTGAGAAGGTTTTATCCTGACGCCATGTCTTTTGGCGAGGATAACTTTATATTCACGAACCCAGACACGGGCAACGTAACTCTGTATAACGCTCCCGGCTTTACCCTCAAAGACGTTGCAAGATTTGCGAGAGAGGGCTCCATTGCAGTTGGTTCTACTCTTGCCGGTGTTGCTACTGGCGGTTCCGCTCTTTTTACTGGACCCGTTGCGCCTATAGCGCTGCCCATTGCCGCAACTGCTGGGGCTGTATGGGGAGGCGCTCAAACCGCTAGTCTATATGATTTTCTTGCTGAAACGCTTGGTAGCACTGTCCGGTCAGAAAGTTTAATGGCGCGAACCGGAGAGAACCTTATGCAAGGGCTGTATGCCGGTACAGGTGAAGCAGTTGGTCGGGTGGCCGTACCTGCGGCAATCGGAGTGGTCAAACAGGGCCTGGGCGGCGGCACGGCAAAATCTCAGCAAATATACGAGACGCTGATTAAAAATAACATCAGACCGACAGCCGGAGCGGTGACTGAGGGGAGGGGTGTTGGTGTAATTGAAAAAGCACTAGACCAAGCCGCTGCATCTGCAACGAGGATGCGAAACCAAATCAACGAAGTTATTGATGGCGCTCAAGCAGCAGCCGAAAAGTTAGCCTCAAAAATTGGAACGCCACGGAGCCAACAAGGCACTGGTCAAGCAATGCAGGAGGCGGCTCAATCCGCCCTTGAAAGATTTTCTCAACAGCAAGCCAAATTGGAAACGGAACTTGGCGGGAAAATAGGCGAAGACACCCTTTTTTCGATTGATTCAATTCGAAGTTTCTACAATGAATTAGCGTCTATGGGTGAATCAATGCCAAGATTTACCAAAAGAGCTTTTGGTGATGTCAAGGCGCTTTTGGACGATCTCATTTTTGATGCCTCAGGGAATGGCGGTCGAATTCCATACAGTGACTTCAGAAGGATCAGATCGTTTTTTGGCGAGAAAATGTCAGATATGGGAGAAGGCGCAAACCGGTCTATGTACAAACGTATGTACGCGCACATGACTGACGATCTTAAATTCGGGGCTGATTCTTTAGGCTTCGGCAAAATGTTCGATGACGCTGTCGGTTTTACCCGTGGATTTAAACAAGAATACGACGATTTTTTAAATAAAATTATTGATTATGATGCTCCCGAAGCGGGTTATCGGTTCTTGATGAATTCAAGAAAAGATGGTGGAACTTATTTTGCAAAATTGCAGGAGCAATTTACTAAAGAAGAATGGAAAGACGTTTCTGCCACTATTATTCAAAAAATGGGATATAAGAATTTTGGCAACGAAGCAGATGAGGCTTTTTCAGCCGCCACGTTTTTGAATAATTGGAAGTCGATTTCCCAAGAAGCACAGCGCACCCTTTTCCTTGGAATAAAAGACGGAAAAGCACTTCAGACAGAACTCAATGGGTTAATCGAAGGGTTCGAGGCGATTGCCGCAAACGCAAGGCTTGCCGGTCACAGTAACACAGGTGCCGTAACGCATACGCTTAACCTCATGAATGCTTTAGGTGGAGATTTTACAAAGGTTGTTCTTGGCGCGACTGCCTTGAGTGGGAATTTTTTAGTTGCTGCTGGCGGGCTTGCCGCAACATTTGTCGGCGGCGTTGTAACGCCGAATGTGTCTGCCCGACTTATCACAAGCCCAGTATTTGTTAAATGGTTGGCGGAGGGTGCTGCCGTTAAAACAGGCAAGCAATCTGGGGAACACATCGGCAGGCTTTTGGGTATCAGCCAGGCAAATCCAGAAATTGCGGCTGATATTGATGAATATATTTTAGCTATTAAAGATGGTATCATGCCAGCGAACAAAGGAACCGCACAATGACCATTTCCAGTACCACAAACACGGTTTCGTACAACGGAAACGGTAGCACGACGGCGTTTGCTGTTCCATATGTGTTCTTCGGCACCGGCACGACTTCTGAGGTTCAGGTCGTTGAGGTGGTCATCGCAACCGGCGCTGAAACAATTAAATCGAATGGCTCTGACTTCACTGTTTTCGGTGGTTCCGGCGCGACCGGCACCGTAACGGCGACAGTGGCCCCAGCCAGCACGGTCAAATGGGTAATCAACCGGGCGACTACGCAGACGCAGGAAACCGATTACGTCGAGAACGATCCGTTCCCGGCGGAAAGCCACGAGGAGGCGCTCGACCGGCTGACGGCCATCGACCAAGAGCAACAGCGCGCGCTGGACCGCACGGCGCAGCTTCCTGACGGCTATACCGGCGCCTTCGACCCGACGCTGCCGACAGCCATTACAGGCAGCACGGTTCTCGCGTTCAACGCAGGCGCAACGGCTTTCGAAGTTGGGCCAACCACAGCCGCAATCAGCGGTGCTGCGGCAGAAGCTGCGGCAGCGGCGGCCAGCGCGACAGCAGCGGACGCCAGCGAGACCGCCGCCAGTGCATCTGAGACTGCCGCTGGCCTGTCCGAGACTGCCGCAGCAGCTAGTGAAGCCGCAGCGGCTACGTCTGAGAGCAACGCCGCCACCAGCGAGACAAACGCTGCGACGTCCGAGAGCAACGCCTCTACCAGTGAGACTAACGCGGCTACGTCCGAGACAAACGCTGCTGCGTCCGCATCCGCAGCAGAAGCTGCTGCCGCAGCCGTCTTCTGGGAGTTTAACACTAGCACCTCAATGGCAGACCCCGGCACTGGCAACGTCCGCCTTAACAACGCTACGCTGGCCAGCGTTACGCAAATCGCGGTGTCCGCGCTGTCCGCGTCCTCCGGCAACCCGGACGTTAGCGATTACATCACGGTATGGGACGACAGCACATCTGCGGTCAAGGGCTACCTTTTAATTCGCGAAAGCGGTGCCCCGGCCACTATCCTCGTGTTCTCGATTACCGGCACAATCACCGACAACACGACGTGGTTGCAAATACCTGTCACCCATGTCTCCTCGTCTGGCAGTCTCGGCGCTAGTGACGATCTCTACGTCTCGTTCAGCCGCTCCGGCGATACCCCGACGAACGCGCTGCTGGCGTCCAACAACCTGTCTGATCTCGACAATATTGGAACGGCGCGCACAAACTTGGGCCTGTCTATTGGATCAGACGTTCAAGCCTATGATGCAGACATACTCAAAGCCGACGTGTCAGACACTCTCACCGTTGGTATGCTGACTACCAGCTACAGTCTCGGCAATCTGTCCTCTGCCACCACGCTCCACATCAGCAATGGCAATATCCAATACGCGACGATGACCGGATCATTCACATTGACGGCACCGGATGATACCGATGATGGCTACTTAGAAGTGGAGTTCACCATCGATGGCACAGGGGGTTACACGCTAACCCTCTCAGGGTTTAATGAAGTGTCTGGTACGGCGGTAATGACTGCTAACACTGTCAACCTACTCCGTATCAGCAAACTGAACACCAATACCTACATCGAAATCACACAGGCGGTCTAATCATGGAATTAGCATTTTGGAGCAACGGATCGCCCAAGAAGGCCCGCAAAAAAGTAGTGCTGCCAAATGGAGACACTATGTTTCCTGGCGGGCCTGATGCTGCTCTCGACCTTTACAAGTATGAGGAAGTTGGCAAGGCACATGGACCACATCAAACCTTGACTGGTCCGACATACTCGCTCGATGGTGACACCATTACGGCGACTTACGCAGCGGTGTATGAGCCTATTGAGCAAATCCGTGGGCAGAAGATCACGGCCTGTAAAGCAATGGCTGGTTCCCTCATTGTGCAATTTATCCCTGAGTACAAGCAGCGCAATCTCCTAGCCCAAGGTGTGATCCTTAGTGATAAGGGCCGCGCTAACTGGACCGTAGAAGAACTTGCTGCTTGGGATGCAGCACAAGTTATTTGGGGTACTGTTTCAGCAGTACGTACTGCATCTAATGACTTTGAAATAGCTGTAGCTGCTGAAACTGATGCAGCTACTTTGGTAACGATGGAACCTACTTGGCCTAATGTTCCGGGTGTGTACCCGCCTGAGCCGCCTGAGCCTGAGGTGGATAATCCGCCTGTTGGTCCTGTCTAATGTCGTTAATTGGTAGACCCTTCCCAGTTGCTACGGCTGGCGGCTTCGACGTACCGAACGCGATCCATTTCAGCGCGGCTAGTTCGCAAGGGCTGACTTTTACTCCGGCTGTATCAAACGGCCAAAAGACGAATACTATTGCCTTTAGTTGGCATCGTGGTTCTTTGGGTGCGGCTATGTCGCCTTTCAATGCCGCGTCTAACGCCAATAACAGAGTAATGATCTACACCGATGGTAGCGATAATCTAGGTGTGGTCATCACTTCTGGCGGAGTAACGAAGCTGGACTTGATAACCACCCAGGTTCTCCGCGACGTTTCCGCGCCTTACCATATTTGCTTCTCCTATGACACAACGCCCGCCTCCCCGACGTATTCACTTGAGATAAATGGCGTTGTGGTTAGCGCGTTTAGCACCGCAACAAATAGCATGGTTCAAAATGACACCTATGCTGTTGGTGATGCTTCGTATGTTCATGCCGTTGGAAAGCGGGCCTACGCTTCCGACTATTATGCTGACGGTGTTCTGAGTGAAATCGCGCTTGTCAACGGCTCTGTCGTTACGTCCGCGTCCTTTATTGAAACTGCGGCGAATGGCGAATGGCGACCGATTGATTGCAAGGCAACGGTGGATGCGGCTGGAAGTAATTCGTTTTTGCTCCGCACGGCTGACGGTGTTGATGCTTCGACAAAAAGCAACGACTTCACACCGATCAACACCCCCACAGACTCGCTGGACACCCCTAGCACGGTTTATCCGATCTGGAACGTGCTTGATAAAGACGACGGCATTACGTCGATCACAAACGGCGGTCTGACTGTTGTAACTGCTGGCTCGAATGGGTCTATTCGCGCGACAATTTCGCTGCCTGCAATGAAAACATATTGGATCGTTTACTCTGACGCGATCAACGGTGGTGGCACACAGGTTGCGGGGATTATGCCAGCCTCACAGCCGCCAACCAATAATATGAACGATATAGGCAAACTCGGTTACGGAATTGACTGTTCATTCTCGGATCGTAAATTTACCAACGGAACGGCGTCTGCTTACGGTACATATACGCAAGCCAACGGCGCTTACTATATGTTCGCGTTCGATCAACCCGGTGGAAAATTGTGGGTAGGTTTTAATGGTACTTGGCTCGCGTCCGGCGATCCTGCAACGGATGCAAACCCGACCTTTACCGGCATATCTACCAGCACAGAATATTTGATTGCTGTTTCTGACAACACCGTGTCGGGCACGTTCACTTTGAATTGCGGCGCGACGACGCTACCGACAGCCGCGCCTACGGGGTTCGTAGAACTCAACTCGGCCAACATCTACGCGAACGATCCGCCCGCTAGTGCGGCAAGTGTCACACCGTTGACTGGTTCATTCACTGGTAATGCCTCAACCGATGGACCTTATATTTATCTAGGTTACGCCCCCGACGAAGCCGGTTCGTCCACAATCAACGGCAACGCTATTACATGGGGCACTCACGCTCGCGCAACGGCAAACGGCCTCAAGATCATAACATCATCGGCCAGCTATAACACGGCTGGATCGAATACGTATTCGATTGCAGTTGAAGTTGCCAGTTACGGCGCAACACCAGCTAAGGCTCGGTAATGTTCCGCCTTGCAATCCTCTTTATCCTGCTGGCTACACCTGCGATGGCGCAGAAAAACGGCGACCTTTCCGAGTGGTTCCATTCGCTCAAGATGCCGTCCGATATAGGCCCGTACAGCGCGGGAACGTCGTGTTGCGACCAATCGGACTGCAAACGCCGCGCAATCAGTCTCAGCCCGTCTGGTGCCCTTCAAGCATGGATTGAGGAAATCGGAGACTTTGCCCCGGTTCCCCCACAAACGAGAATCACCGACCCGGAAGTCATCGCAAGGCATCCGTTCTTCCAGGCTGTTGTATGTTATGTTCCCGGCACGGGCGTCGTTTGCTACGCGCCCCCTCCGGCTGGGGGTTGATATGATAGACAATCAAGCAGCGCAAACAGCCAAGCACGCCCTAGACAGCGCCCTTGGCGTCGGGGCGGTCACATCGCCATTCTGGCTGACATTGTTGCAGACTGGCGCGGCCATTCTCACGGTCGTCGGCGGTCTCGTCCTGCTTGGCCTCCGCATAATGATTGCGTGGCACGAGTGGAGAACCCGCGACCCGAAGGGGCGGGGATGACCCAACCCGACCCGCAGCTTCGCAAGTTTGCGACTGACGCACAGTGGAAATACTTCCTCGCCACGGCGGAACATGGATCGGCAGAGGCCGCAGCAAAGGCTTTGGGGTTGAGCGGAGGAACGGTACGGGGCGCGATTGAACGGGTAAAATCTAAGGCCGCTCGACAAGGCTACGCCCCGGAACACGACATGACCCGCGCGGTGCCCGATGGGTTTCACCTCAAGGGAACATCGACGCTGTACGACGAATCCGGCGCACAACGTATGCAATGGGTCAAAACCTCGATTGACCAAGAGCGCCAAGCCGAACTATTCCGCGCCGCAGTTGAAGCGATGGCGGAAGATTTGCCAAAGATCACGCCAAGGCCAGCAGATAAAAAATACCCCGACGAACTTATGAGCGTCATCCCGTTCGGTGATCCGCATTTCGGGATGTATGCCTGGGCCGATGAAGTCGGAAACGATTTCGACCTGGACATTGCCAAGCATGACCTCTGTGCCGCCGTGCAGTATCTTGTCTCACAGTCTCCCACTTCTAAACGCTGTGTGATCGTTAATCTTGGTGACTTCTTCCACGCTGATAACACGGAAGGCAAGACAGCCAAGCACGGCAACGTGCTGGACATGGACACACGGTTGCCGAAAGTTATTCGGGTTGGTGTAGCGGCAATGCGCCAGTGCATCGAAACCGCACTTGATAGACATGAAGTGGTCGAAGTCGTCAACGCTATCGGCAACCACGACGAAGTTTTGAGTATGGCTTTGTCGATCATGCTGGCTAACATCTACGAAAATGAACCCCGTGTTATCGTACATGACATGCCAACCCGCCGTCATTATATCCGGCATGGCAAAGTTCTGATTGGCGTGACCCACGGCGACAAGACGAAAGACACTTCGTTACCGGGGATTATGGCGACCGAGAAAGCGAAAGATTGGGGGCAGACGCGCCACCGCTACTTCTACCGGGGGCACCACCACCACGACACGCGGCAGGAATACAACGGCTGCATGGTTGAGCAATTCCGCACGCTTGCGCCGGGGGATGCTTACGCGGTCGGCGGCGGGTGGCTCAGTGGGCGCGATATGAAATTGATCGTCCACCATTCCGAATATGGCGAAGTGGCAAGAACGACGTGCTCAATAGATATGCTGAGGGCTGTGGCATGACCATCGCTTTCAAACCCATAAATACGGGCGATGCAAAAATGGTCGGCAAACTGGCCGCGCTACATCATCGCGTGTTCGGTGATGGTGCGCCCGTACCGCCGCTAGACGGGCATTGGTGGATTGCCTACGACGGCGATAAGGCCATCGGGTTCTGCGGCCTGTCGTTGAACGTCAACACAGCCGGGGCGGGGTTTCTCTGCCGTGCTGGCGTTGTCTCAGCCTATCGCGGGCAGGGCATCCAGAAAAAGATGATCCGGCTACGCGAGCGTCAAGCCCTATCGCTCGGCCTAACCCAACTTTTGACCTACACGATTGACAATCCATCGAGTGCTAATTCGCTCATTGCCTGCGGGTATCGGACCTACAGCCCAAAGAAAAAATGGGCGGCTCCCGAAGCTGTGTATTGGCGAAAGGTGATCGAATGACCCGCCCCCTGTGCTACCCGGTGACGGACGAAAGAGGATTATGGGTCAATACCGTGACGGACAAGGCAACACCTTTGGGTGACGGCTACCTTGTTATTTCCCACGTCCTATCAACCAGCGAAAAACTGCATTGGATCAAGCAATTGTCCAAGTCGGTACAGGCGGACTTGCGTGAGGTGGAGAAGTGAGAGTCAAGGACGGCGTAATCTTCGACGGTATCAAAGGCCCCATGCTCCGGGCGATGGCCTTGATTGAGCCAATCATGGAACCGACAGGCGAGTTCTGCATAACCTCCGTGAAGGACGGCAAGCACGGCCCCAACTCATTCCATTATGTCGGCCATGCGTTCGACCTACGGACCCGGCACATGAAGACGCTAGAGCGCGTGCAACAGGTGGCATCCGAGATCCGCAACGTGTTGGGCAGGGGGTACGACGTAGTGGTTGAGAAGGACCACATCCACATAGAAATCAGCGACCAGTGGATTGCGCTTAACGGCGATCCGAGGAAGGTGTAGAATGTTCGGAATTGATAACGCGGTAACGGCTGTTTCAACGACGGTCGGGAAAATCATTGATAAGATATTCCCCGATCCAACGGCGGCGGCGCAGGCCAAGGCCCTGCTTATGTCGTCTGAGGCTCAGGCGGAAATAGCCAAGGTGCAAACGGACCTATCCGCTATCCTTGCCGAAGCCAACAGCGCGGACCCTTGGACCTCACGCGCCCGTCCGTCGTTCCTGTACATCGTATATATCTTCATCCTGTTTGCCCTGCCTATGGGCGTCCTATCGGCTTTCAAGCCCGACATTGCCAAGGCAGTTGCGGAAGGCGTTCGGCTTTGGTTGCTGGCCTTCCCCGATCAGCTTTACTGGCTGTTTGGGGCTGGATACCTCGGCTATACTGGGGCGCGTTCGTTCGATAAATGGCGGGGCGCATCCAAGTAACCGCCCCTATGTCAGGGGTGAGGAAGTGGGGCTACGCATCGCCTGATATTGAAAGCAACTTGCTGCGCCAAATCAAGCGGTGATCTTGACCAGCGCGTCGTATGTCTCTCGTGGGATTTCGACGTCCAGACGCACAATGTCGCCTGTGCTCATTGGATTTTCCTTTCTCCGGTTTCGATCAACTCGCGCTGATCCATTGCGTTGTGAACGATTACGTCGTCATCGACAGTCGGCTTGCACCAGCACGTCTGCCCGTTGTCAGTGTCATGCTCGCGGAAATCGTTGAGCGGATAGACGTGCGTGCATTCTTGGTGCGCGAATAGCTGGCGGTCGGTTGTGTCTGTCTCGGTCATAATTATTCCTCCTACCTGACCATTGCCCGGTACGCCTGCGCCATCGCGGCGCGACCGATCTCTGATGATTTGAAAGTGTGCGCCGGATGTAGCGCCGTGAAGAACGCGAGTTCGCCGTCGATCACCCGAGGCATAGTTGGTTCTTTCGAACGAATTACAAAGCCGTGCTTATCGAGTTCGGAGACAATTTTTTCCGGCAACATTGCGTCATCAAGTAGGTTCGTCAGAACGATCATCGGTGTCATAATCGGCTCCAATTAGAAAAGGTTGCCGTGGGTTGCGCACCCGCCACGGCGTCGGGCCTAGAAAACCGAAGCGAGCGGCGGCGAAAAAGGAACCAAATTCGCCGCCTTGTGTCGTGTCGGCCCTGCGCAAAACACCCTCCACTATTGGGCCGCTTTCGCGGCGATCTCTTTATGTATGCTCATAAATAATTCCTTTCCCATGCCGAACCTTGTTTACAATTGTAGCAGACCCGGTTGCCGATCCATTCGGACTCGAACGAATTACCGCAGCCTAAGCATTTTCGAATAATTGGTGCCGCCGTCGCGCCTTGCGGTCGGCTGTTTTTGAGCGGGTCGTATGCGTACTTGGGCCGACAAGCGTTTGAGCAATACTTCGTCTGAAAAGATCTGTGCGAGATATCCTCTCCGCAATTTAGGCAATTGAGCGCGCGTTTGTTTTGTGGTTTTTTGTAGCTCACGGTTTTACCTCCTCGCATTTGACCGTCCTGACCGCGCCGTCTGGGATGTTGTCGCGTAGATTTTCGACGAACTGACGGCCTATGTCGCAACGATCAGGCGCGTCAAATTTTTCAATGATGTAGGTGTAGTCGATCTTCAGCAAATAAACAGGCGCAAACGTCGCTGGCATTTGTGGCAACTCGCGGAACGGAATGTCGATAAAGGACACCGCCACCGCGAAAACGATAATTGCCGCCGATACTTTCACCGCCGCTCCCCAACGAGGACTAGAGTTTTCTGGGCCGCTTCCCCGAGTTTTTCGGTCTTTGCTACGGCGGCGATTAAAGCGAGGCATGCTAACGCCTCGGGGGCTGGCGTCATCTTCGGGTTTAGTATGCCGTTTGATGCCCTCCAAAATGTCCATGTTGCCCCCTCCAGTGCGGTTCTAAATTTCATTATCTTCGTCCCTCATTCTACGCGCAAACCAAAACCCAAAAACGAGCATCACGGCAGCGGCTATAAAAAACAAGCCAAGGAAGAAAAGCGCGATCATCCGACGATTGCCAGGATGATGCCGATTACGAACGCGGCGATAACTTCCATTATTTTGCCTCCTTATGCGCTGCGTCGATCAGGCGCGTTAGTCGTTTGTTTTGGGCGTCCCCTGCGGCCCTTGCGGCCCATGCGGCGTCCCGTGCGGCCCATGCGGCGTTTTTTGCAGCCCTTGCGGCGTCCCATGCGGCCCATGCGGCCCTTGCGGCCCATGCGGCGTCCCGTGCGGCCCATGCGGCGTTTTTTGCAGCCCTTGCGGCGTCCCATGCGGCCCATGCGGCCCTTGCGGCTCTTGCGTCCCCTGCGTCCCCTGCGTCCCCTGCGGCCCTTGCGGCCCTTGCGGCTGCGGCCTTAATTTTCTCGTCGCCTGTTTTCAGATATTCTTTGACAATCTCCGGCGCATCCCAAAGATGCAAAACGTCACTCGCGCACATACGGGCAAACATGTTTAAGATTGGATCGGCTTCGACGCGCCATATAATCGTGCGCTCGGAGGACGCAACCTTGTCGCCATCCTCAACGATGACGCCGCAATGTTCAGTGCGGCATATCCATTTTGTTTTGGGCGGAGCATATTGCAGGGCGTCGATGATACGGACGGATCCGTGCAAACCGTTCTGGCAGGAAATAATCTCGCCTGTTTGGATCAATTTTTCGCCGTCCTTCGGGACAGCGCGCCCGTTTCGTAGTTTCGGACCTACGAATTGCCATGCTTCCATTATTTTACTCCCATCGACAAAATATCCTCGACCCGGCGTATGCCTTCGCCCGCGTCGTCGACGAGCATTTCAAGGGCGCGTTGCTTGGCCCGCTCGACTTGGGCGGGCGTCAAATTGCGGGCAAACCCCTCGGCTAATTCTACCAAATCTTGGACCCGATCTTGGGGCGCACGGAGGGCCATATAAAGCGCGGCGGTCGTCATTGCGACTGATTGGTTAAGGCTCATTTGGCACCCCCAATCTCGGCAAGAAACCCGGCCATCGTAGCGATGGAAGCTGCGTTTTCGTCGGGCGCGTCAACAATTTCGGCGGTGCAAAGATCGTGGCGCTCGGCGGCGGTCAAACGATCCTTGTATTGCAGCGCGGCGAATTGTGCGGAGGTCATCTGGCGGCGGGTGAAGGTGGTGGTCATTTGCGTGTTCCTCTTTCCGAGCGGTTGGTTTATCCGGTTGCTCAATATGGTTACTCTAGCGATGTTGAACCTATATGTAAAGCGTTATTTTGCACAAAAGTATAAATCTTTTCCCTTGCATTTTCAAAACCTTGCCCGACTATCACCGTATTGCAAATGGTTTGCAGATAGGAAATCCAATCTTTTTGGGCGGGGGAAAGTGTCCCGCCATTGGCTCGTTTCATTTCGATCCAAAGCCCCCACGCCGGGATAAATAAATCCGGCACCCCTGCGCTGACACCTTCGTTCTTGAGCCGCCCGCCCGCGATCTTGCCGCGCACGCCGCCGTTCGGGATGGCGAATATCCGAACGCCTCGGTACGTCGATCTAAACCAGCGAACTAGTTCGCATTGTTCGTCATGTTCGGATCGTGCCATACCCGATTGAACACCCGGTAGAATTTTCCTTCTTGTTTGTAGGTTATGGCGCTTGGGTGCTGGCATTTGTTTAATTCCTCCGCTGCGGCTTCGAGTGTTGTGTTTCCAAATCCTGACGCATCGACTCCAGCTTTCTGCGCGATGGTGAGCAATAGCCGCCGCGCTTTATCGCCAGAATATCCACTATGTGCGACGGTTAAATATTCCATCACCGGGCGGTCGGCCAACTCGCCGTAATATCTCACCGTGAGCATTTCTTTTCCGCTGGTGTGGGAAACATGCTTTGACCATTGCCAATCAGTGACGATCATTTCGAGCTTATCTAGCCCCATTATATCGTCGTTATGAAGTTTTGGTTTTGGTTTTTGCGAGGCCGGAAATTCATATCCGCAAGCGGTACAAACCTTCGCCGCGAGGTGGTTCATTTCCTCACATTGCGGGCAAGTTTTATATGGGATTTCCCCGGTTTTCTTTCCGGCTTTCTTCGGCTCAACCGCCGTAATAGGGCCGTGGGTTGCGACGACGCCCGCGAAGTCGAGCACCATGCAATCTTCGGCGTGAGATTTAATTCGCATTCCGCGCCCCGCCATCTGAACGTAAAGACCTGTCGATAGCGTCGGGCGCAGCATTACGATTAAGTCGAGATCAGGATAATCAAACCCTGTCGTCAGCACGTTCGCGTTGGTCAATGCGCGGATTTCGCCGCGCTTAAATTTGCTGATGATTTCCTCGCGCTTCGCCTTGGGCGTTTCGCCCAGGATGCAAGCCGCCGAGATGTTATTATCGTTTAGCATCTCCGCAATCGTCTCGGCGTGTTTCACCCCCGTACAAAAAAACAGCCAAGACTTTCTATCGCTTGCCCGCCCTAGCACTTCCTCGATCACCGACCTATTATTTTTGTCGGTGTTAATTGCGGCCTGCAATTCCGCCTCGACGTATTCCCCGCCGACCTTGTGAACCCCCTCGACCGATAGTTTATACGCCGTATTTTTCGAGCGCAGCGGGGCAAGGAATTTCTTATATATCAATTCCTCGATGCTGACGGGCGATAGGATCTCGGAGAATAACGCGGGCGCGTCCGTTATATAGCCGTGCCCCAAACGATACGGCGTAGCGGTTAATCCGATCACGCGCAGCGCCGGATTGATTTCCAGCAACTTGTTTATCAATTTGCGATAGCCGCCCTCATCCTTGTGGCTGACAAGGTGGCACTCGTCGATAATGACTAAATCGACGTGCCCGATTATCTCGGCTTTATTCCTAACCGATTGTATGCCAGCGAACGTAATGGGTTGTCCGGCGTCCCTGCGTCCTATTCCCGCCGAGTAAATGCCAAGCGGCGCGTCGGGCCAATGCTCTAGCATTTTCTCGGCGTTCTGCTCGATCAACTCTTTGACGTGCGTGAGCATCAGAACGCGGGTGTCTGGCCAAGTTTGAATTGCTTCCTTGCACAATTCCGCGACGATGTGAGATTTCCCCGCCCCGGTCGGCATTTCAATGCACGGGTGCCCCTTCTTGCCGGAGGCGAACCAGTCGTATAATTGGTCGATGGTTCGGCGCTGGTAATCGCGGAGGATGGTCATCCCGGCACCTCCTCGACCGGATTGACCCCCACCACCTTTGCGCCGGGGAACGTGGTTTTAATATCGCCCACGATTGACGCGGCGCAGGCTTCCGCGCCGACTATCAATTCCTCGCTTGAAAACGAAAACGCATCGCCCTCGCCGTTGCGTAGGTCAACACCGTTGACGACATAGACCGCCTCGTCGGGGTTGCCGCTATCTTTGATTTCCCACGGCACCATATCGGGGTGGAGAACATGGCTCGCGCATCCTTGCGCTTGGAAGTCAGCGGGAATGTCTTTGCTGTCCCAACGGGCGCAAGACCATGTGCCATCTTCCTCCGGCGTCGAGCGGGCGCACGTCCGGCAATTGGCAAACTTAGTCAATTGCTTTTCATGGCAGAAATCATGCGCCGGACAAAACTTGCATTGATACCAACTCGGATCGGTCGATAGCGGCGCAGGGATGCGTTCGGCCAGCGCAATGCGCTTACCCCGAGCGATTAAATTATTCGCGGCTTCTTCGTCGTAGCGGACGCGCTCGGTATAAATCCGGTCGTCGTCTTTGCATACGGCGACGTATAGGGCGCGGTCGATCTTGGTGCCGAGCATATACACTTGCATTTGCGCCCAGTGCATAGGCTTGCTATCCTTGACGCCTTTTTTGTCCAAGTCGTCAAAGGATTTTTTGGAATGAGTTTTGAATTCCGCGACGTGTCGGGTTTTCTCCGCACCGGGAACGCCCCGCTCAATAATCCCATCGACGCTGCCGCCAATGTGAAAACCGAAGGAAAGGAATTGCTGTTCGCGTCCCGTGGAATTTATTTCGATCCCGATAGCCTTGAGATCATTTACAATAATAGTTTCCTCGTTGTGCCCGCGACGGAATAAGCGCCGGATGCGTCCGGGAAACGTCTCGCGCACCGCCCAACGAAACGACAGCCAGAGCCAGCGTTCGCACGGATGGCCGAGCAACGAGCCGCCAAGATGCGCTCGCGGCGGATCGGGCCGGTCCTGATGATGGGCGTCGATCAGATTGGCGATGGTATTAAGCGGATCGGGGATTTTGGTCATGTTCCGAATGTCCACTCTAGGAAGGTCGATCCTTTGTTTTGCGAAATGTTTAATGTAATGTCGAGGTTGTGATGCTCGCACCGGAAAACTATCGCCACAGCGTCTCGCCGCGAACTGGGATTTTCAGGAAAATTATCTACCCAAGGGGTTTGTTTAGGGTCTTTGGCGTCAGCCGAAATTTCCGTGTATGCAGTTTCGCCGTCTTCCGATCTCCCGAATATTTTGATAGCTGTGTGGTGCATATTTTCTTCCCCGCATACCGGGCATTCAAGAACATCCCGTTTTTCTATTTTCACTTAAACCTCCTATTTAATTGAGTTAACAGGCCGGGAGTTTCCCCCCGGCCAGCCAATACTATTTAGTCGCCCAGGGCGCGGGTACCTTAGAGGTCGCGGGTGCGGTGGGCGCAGCAGGCGCGAAAGTGGTTTTCGTAACACCCATCGGAACCGCCGAGCCTTCGACGGCCTTGAAGGCTTTCACCTCGTTGCCGGGGCCGTAAGTCGGGTCGTCCTTGACGACGACCTTCACGGACAGCGAACCGCCGATCAGTTGGTCGGTGTCGGTCATGCGTTGCAAACCGATTGCCCGCATAATGTCGCCCAACTGTCCCTTTCCGATTTCCTCGGCTTTGGGATTAGGATTGCGCGTGTTCAAATTCGTGAACAACACGCGGCCCTGGAACGATGGGCCGAGAATGTCGAACCGGACCTTGATATATTTTCCGGTTCCGGCTTTGGTATTCTCGACCGATGCGCTGACGATTTTGACGGTGTACCAGCCCGCCGGGACCGGCTCAAAGTCGCCGCCATTGCCAACGGGGAGGTCATTCAAATCAAACGGGTCATCAAGAAAACTCATGTTCTATTCCTTTTCGTCGGTAGTGATTGAAAACGATGCCCGTGCGGGCGTGGTGGTAATGCCGCCAAGAAGCGGGGTAGTGATGGACTTGTCGGCGGATTTCCACGCCGACATATTCAGTTCGGGTTTCCACCGAAACAGGCTCGACAGGTGTTCTGACAACCCCGCCTCGGCGGCGATTTCTTGGATTTTCTCGCCGTCAACCTTGCGGCTCATGCGCGACGTGATCTTGATTTTGTAGGCGCCGGCATCGACGTTTTTGGTGCCCTCGAATTCGGCGCTCGGCCCGAGTTCCTCAATCAAATAATCCTCGACCACGCGACGCGCCTCGGTTGCTGCGCGTTCGGTTTCCTTGGCGTCAAGCCATTCTTTGCAGGCGTCGTCGATGGTGTAGTTTTTGGTCATTTGCCACCCACCTTCCGAATGACCGCGACCAAATCGGGCGTCTCCCAAGCGTCGAGTTTCCCCGATCGGTCCTTGGCTTGCCAAAGCCCATCCGAGTCGGTCATGAGAGCGCGCTGCGTCACCCCCTCGGCGTCTTTCTCGACCCGCAGGGCCAGCACCAGATCAAAGAAATACGGGAGCGATTGGCCGGTCTTGTTTCCCGGCATTGAGGGCGCGTAGAGTATGCGCCCCATTTCGTCTTGCGCCTTTTCGAGTTTCGCCGTCATAAGAACGTGTTTCGGCAAATCGCGGAACGAGCGGATAACCTCCGCCATGACCGTCTGCATCTCGCCGTATGCTTGGCGCGGGTCTTTGGCAATGGCCTTTTCCTTGCCGAGACAAACCTCGGCAATCTCGGAAATGCTGTCGATGGCGACGGACTCGAACGCCTTCGCCTCGTCGCTCTCGGCGAGCCATTTGTAAGCCTCGCGCAAATCGCCCATATCGTTGATTTGCAAGAATGGGATGTTGGACCCGGCGATGGAAAGCAGGCCAGCTTCCGCCGACAAAATGACGGGGGCGGGCAAGGTGGTGATGAGCGTCGTCTTGCCCGCGCCAGCTTGGCCATATACCAAGACTTTCACGCTGGACGCGGTGACGCTGGAAGTGTTCTGTAGATTGATTGCCACGTTAAAATCTCCTGTTTAATCGCTGTCGGATTATCCGGTTGCGATTTCGTATTTACATATTACTACATTAAGGTATGGTGTAAACACTTAAATGCAACATAAGGAAAAAAACATGACCACCCAGGAAATGATAGAATATTTCGGGAGCCGCAAGAAAATGGCGGATTTCTTCGGGATTTGGGTCCACGGCACCTATCGTTGGTACAATACCCCGCCGATGCTGCGTCAATATCAAGTCGAGCAATTCACCAAAGGCAAGCTGAAAGCCGATAGGGAATATGCCAATGTCCGCTAACCCCAACGAGACGATCAAAATATGAGGCGAGTCATTCTCGAAAGCCCGTATGCGGGCGACGTTGACGCTAATGTCGAATATGCGCGGCGGTGCGTGCGCGATTCCCTGGGCCGTGGCGAGGCTCCGATTGCAAGTCATTTGCTCTACACGCAGCCGGGGATTCTCAACGACGACATTCCGCACGAACGCCAGTGGGGAATTGATGCGGGCCTTGCATGGCGAGCCACCGCCGAAGCCACGGTTGTCTACATGGATCGCGGCATGAGCAAGGGCATGGGTTACGGAATCGAAGCGGCAAACGATGCGGGGGTGCCCGTTGAATACAGGTGGTTGGATGACGCCGGAACAACTGAGAGAAATCGCGTTGCAGGACGCGAACGGAGACTTGCTGACGGCATTTCGCCTGCTGTCGGAGGAATTAGCGGAGCAAATGCGGACGGGGTTCTACAGACCACCACCGCTCACACCGCCGACGATCAAAAAGGAACCGCCACCGCTTTAGGCGATCACGTATCTACTGAAATAAACCGGGCGGGGGAATAGGCGTGTGGAGAAACTCAAAGTCCTAGACCCCTTCATGGGCAGCGGGACCACTGGCGTAGCCTGCGCCAAACTTGGCCGCAAGTTTATCGGCATTGAGATTGAACCGAAGTATTTCGACATCGCCTGCAAGCGTATCGAGCAGGCTTACAAGCAACCGGACTTCTTCGTTGAACGCCCCAAAAAACAGAAACAGGAAGCATTGCTATGAGACAGCTCCCCAACGCCCCGACCCTCGTCGACCAAATCCTCGCAGATCGTCAAAAAACCCACGGAGATTTTGGCGAAGTGGCCGTGATCGCGCAGGCAATAAAGCCCATCATACGTGGCCACGCTCAATTATTGTCGCCAGATCAACGCGAAGCCCTCGACATCATAGCCACGAAAATTGCCCGGATATTGTCGGGTGACGCGAACGAGCCGGACCATTGGCTTGACATTGTTGGATATGCCACCCTTGCTTTGCGGAGCATCCAGAACGAGGGCGTCGATAAATGACAGACATTACCAGCATTTTCGGCGGCCCATTTATCCTGCCGAGCCAACACGTCGATCCACCCGAGCTACAAATTGCCGACGCCATGAGATCCGCCGGCATCGAGCCTCCTCCCGAAATCAAGATAGACGGCCAACTTCACCGTTTCTCGACCAAAGGCCGGAAACGCGACGATTCGGGCTGGTACGTGATATTTCCGGATGAGCCGGTGGCCGGACGGTTTGGCTGCTGGCGTGACCAGATAGACTGCGTATTCCGCGCCGATATTGGCCGGGAATTAACCGCCGCCGAGAATATGGCAATTACACGCCGCCAATCCGAAGCTCGGGCACGGCGCGATCAAGACCGCGAGCGCAAGGCGGCGATTTCCGCTGATACGGTCGAAGCCATCTGGCGCGATGCCGGCGCGGCCTCCCCCGATCACCCATATTTGGCCCGTAAGGGAGTCAAACCCAACGGCGCGAGGATTACAGGCGACGGGCGCTTAATCGTGCCCCTATTCGGCCCGGACGGCTCCCTGTCGTCCCTGCAATATATTTCCGACGACGATAAACGCTACCATCCCGGCGGCACGACAAAAGGCTGTTCTTGGACGCTTGGCGATCCGGACGGCGGGCCGATATTCGTGGCCGAAGGATTTGCCACCGCCGCGACGGTTCACGATGTTTCCGGGCGCCCCTGCGTTGTTGCTTATTCCGCCAATAATTTGCCCGAAATCGTAGGGCAATTACGGGAAAAATACGGCCAAACCCAAGAGATTATAATTGTGGCCGACAATGACGCCTCGGGCGTGGGCCGAAATAAGGCCGACCAAGCGAGCGCAAAACACGGAGGCCGGATTGTCATGCCACCGAGCGAGGGAGATGCTAACGATTACTTGCAAGCCGGTGGGGATTTAATTGCGATTTTATTCCCCCCCTCGGACGATTGGCTGGTCCCTGCCGATAGTTTCTCTGAACAGCCGGACCCGATCCGATGGCAAATCAAGCGATGGCTGCAATCTGACGCGCTGATTATGGTCCACGGCCCTTCCGGGGGCGGCAAGACGTTTTTGGTTCTCGATATGGTTTTGAGCATCGCATCCAAGGGCGTCATCTCCGAGTGGTTCAAGCACAAAGTCCGCCACGGCACGGTCGTTTATCTGGCTGGCGAGGGCCATCACGGCCTGCGGGGCAGGGTAGCGGCCTGGAAACAACACCATCGCGTCCCTAGCCTCGATATGTGGCTGTCAAAGGGCGGTCTGGATTTAAACACCCCGGCGGGATACCAAAAGACCGCCGACGCCATACGATCGCTCCCCGAGCCGCCCGAGATTATTGTCGTCGACACGCTCCATAGGTTTCTCGACGGCGACGAAAACTCCGCCCAGGACGCTAAAACCATGCTCGACGCCTGCGCCGGATTAATGGCGGAATTCAGCGCCTCGGTCCTGCTAGTCCATCATACCGGCGTGTCGGACGAGGCGCAGCACCGAGCGCGGGGTTCGAGCGCATGGAAAGGCGCACTCGATATTGAAATCAGCGTAATTCCCGGCGAAACCATCAATATTGTCCAGCGCAAATCTAAGGACGCGGAACTCGCCCCGCCAATTTGGGCCGAATTGCAGTCGGTCCCGATTAAAGGCTGGCTCGACGAGGATAACGAACCCGTCACCAGCGCGGTAATGGTCGCCGGGGTCGAGGTGGTTAAAGGCAAAAAGGACGGTCCCACCGCTAAATATCAGAAAATGTTCGAGCGCGCATGGTACGCAACAGGTGCGAAAGAACATGACGGCTCCCCCCATCTTGATCGTAACGATTTTGTCGCCTGGATGGTTGGCGAAGGATATTCCGAAGGCGTGGCGAAAAATTACGCCAAGCCATCTTATGAAAAAGGCATGGCCCGCATCCTTCAAGACGCGGGAATTATTGAGCCTAAATTAAACGGTTGGGTTGTGATAAATGACCTATTCGCGTCAACATTAATTGTGAATAAAGGGTGAACAAATGGTTAATGATTGCCGGTACAAAATGTACATTTTGGGTACAATTGTACAAAATGTACAAATGGCAGAAAAGCGCCATTCTTCCGGTACAAAAAGTACACACTGTCTTAAGACAGTGTACATTTGTACCGATGGCTGCGGGGCGTGATTTGTACGGGTTAAAATTACGACAAACCAACAGGCAGGAACACCAGATGAAAACTGAAACAGAAAATTTGAAATCATGGCCCGCTGATAAAATTGAACGGCGTTCGGTCGAGTCGTTAATTCCCTACGCCAGAAATGCCCGCACCCATTCGGACGCACAGGTTGCCCAGATCGCGGCGTCGATAAAAGAGTGGGGATGGACCACCCCGGTGCTGGTGGATGAGGACGGTGAGATTATCGCCGGGCATGGGCGCGTCATGGCAGCGCGGAAGCTGGGCATCGAGGAAGTGCCGTGCATGGTGGCGACCGGCTGGACCAAGGCCCAGAAGCAGGCTTATGTGCTGGCGGATAATCAACTGCCCCAGAATGCCGGGTGGGATATGGATTTGCTGTCGGTGGAGATGAAAGACCTAGACACCGAGGGCTTCGATCTAAGCCTGATTGGGTTTGGCGATGATATGCTGGCGAACGTGCTGAAAGAGGAAACCGAGGGACTGACCGACGAGGACGCCGTGCCTGACGTGCCGGAGAACCCGGTGACGGTTGAGGGCGATATTTGGCTGCTAGGCAACCACCGGCTGATGTGTGGGGACTCGACCAGCATTGACGCGGTGGAGAAGCTGATGGGCGGCGTTAAGGCTGATATGGTGTTTACATCGCCACCATATAACGCTGATGCAAAGGCGGGACAGGGGGATATCTTTAACGGCAAGAAATCGGTGAAGCTGTATGCGGATGGATATTCAGACAACCTTGCGTCTGGCGATTATGTGCAACTGGCGAAAGATGTGCTTGAAATGTGCTTTGCACAGACAGATGGTTATATATTCTGGAATGTCAGTTACAACGCCAAATCTCGTTTCGAGTACATTTCACAAATACAGGACAGGCTTGATTATTTAGTCGAACAGTGTTGCTGGAAAAAGAGTAGCACCATCCCATTCAAGGGCTCTTTAATGCGTGATTGGGAGCCTATTTATATTCTATCCACAAACAAGCAGCCTGTGGCTGTTGGGGAGGTGACAAGCAACTTCTGGGAGGTGTCGAATAGGGGCGCACAGACCGAAAACCATAAGGCTTGCTTCCCTGTGGAATTGCCAGAGCGCGGCATTAGGATAGTGAAAAGCAACACGGGCGTGATATTTGACCCATTCGGCGGCTCTGGCACCACTATGATCGCCGCAGAGAAGAACGGACGCCATTCTCGGCTTATGGAACTCGACCCCAAATACTGCGACGTGATCGTAAAGCGGTGGTGTGACTTTACCGGGAAAGATGCTACGCTGGAGTCTGACGGAACCAAATTTGACAGAAAGGGGGAGGGTTTTTCCCCTCTATTGGCCGATGCCTCGTAAAGCAACAGGAAAACCCAACGGAAGGCCGAGCTACAAGCCGACTGATGATGACCGGAAGACGGTCAGCCTCATGTGCGCCGTGGGCATACCGCATGAAGGTATTGCCGCATGTATCGGCGACGGCATCGACGACAAGACGATGCGGAGGCATTTTGCGGCAGAACTCAAAACAGCTAAAATCAAGGCGAACGCCAAGATTGGAGGGTCAATATTCAACGCGGCAATGGCCGGAAATATGACGGCAGCGGGTCTCTGGGCCAAAACGCAGATGGGCTGGAAAGAAACCAGCGTTCAGGAGCATACCGGCAGGATCGAAACAATCGAACGGGTTTTTGTTGATGGCAAAATTAACGATCCCGACGCCTAAAGCATTTCGGCCCCTGTTCCAGCCGGATTTGCGCTACCTCGGCGCGCATGGCGGGCGCGGCAGCGGAAAAAGCCATCATTTTGCCGAGCGGATCGTGGACAGGATGATTGAAGATCCGACCATTCGCGCCGTCTGCATTCGTGAAGTGCAGAAATCCTTGCGTGAGTCGGCGTATAGGCTGATCGGCGATAAGATCACTGCGCTGGGCGTGGCTGATCGGTTCCGCGTGATGCATGACCGCATCGAGACGCCGCAGGGCGGTGTGGTTATCTTTATGGGTATGCAAGACCACACTGCGGAATCAATCAAATCATTGGAGGGGTTCAGGATTGCGTGGGTGGAGGAGGCCCAGACGCTGTCGGCTAAGTCGCTTGAGCTATTGCGACCGACCATTCGTTCGCCCGGTTCGCAGATGTACTTCAGTTGGAACCCGCGCAATCGCATGGATGCCGTGGACAAGTTCCTGCGCGGCGATGACGTGCCAAAAGGCGCGGCGGTTGTGCAGGTCAATTACGACAGCAACCCGTGGTTCCCGAAGGAGTTGGAGGCCGAGCGTTTGCTCGATCACCGTATGCGGCCCGATAGATATAGCCATATCTGGCAAGGCGACTATGAGCCGCAAGCGGTCGGCGCTATCTGGACCATGCGCGACATCAACGAAGGGCGCCAAACCGAGGTGCCGAACGATCTGTCGCGCATCCTGATAGCCGTTGATCCGGCGGTATCTAGCCACGAGCATTCCGACAGCCACGGCGTCCTGGCGGTGGCGTCCAGCCAGTCCGGGCATGGCTATGTCCTGGAGGATGGCAGCACCCGTGGCGCACCGGAGCAATGGGCAAGGCGTGCCATCGCCCTCTACGACCGCTACGATGCCGACGGGATTGTGATTGAGAAAAACCAGGGCGGCGATATGTGCAGACACGTTCTCGAAAGCGTCCGCCCAGGCATCAACATAATCGAGGTGCACGCGACACGGGGCAAGCACGTCCGGGCTGAGCCTATCAGCGCGCTCTACGCGCTGGGCCGCATTCACCACGTCGGCACGTTCCCCGAATTGGAGTCTGAGATGTGCCAGATGACCGCAGCCGGTTACGAAGGCGACGGCTCGCCCGACCGGGTCGATGCCATGGTGTGGGGATTTACCGAGCTATTCCCGAAGCTGGTCAACAAGGCAGGCGAGGTGTACCGTCAGCAAGCAATAGCGGATATGGATTACAACGTCATGAACTACGAAACCAACGACTACCGAGGCCGACAGGCCGTGGCGATAGGGGATTGAGATGAGCGACAACGTCAAAACGCTACTCACCGAAGGGTACCGCAAGATGGGCAAGGCCAAACCCAAAAAGAAACCTAAAGGCAACAAATGATCCGCCCCATGACCGCGCAGGACATACCCGTCCTGATCGACATGGGCGCGGCGATGCACAAGGAAAGCAGATATGCGAAACTTGACTTTGATCCTGGGAAGCTGCGCGACCTTGGCAAAACGATTCTGGGCAACCCTGAAGCGTGGCTTGTGCTGGTCGCTGAACGCGATGGCGGCATCATTGGATTTTGTATCGGCTACGTTGCGCCGCATTTCTTCGGCAATGACCTGACCAGCGGCGACCTTGCGATTTATGTAATGCCAGAGCACCGGGGCGGCACGATAGGTGCGCGTCTGGTCAAACTGTACTCCCGCTGGTGTGAGGCAAAAGGTGTCAAAGAGCCTCTGCTGGGTGTGTCGGCAGGCATTACACCGGACAGGACTGGGCAGCTATATGAGCGGCTTGGATATACCGAAAAATACGTTATTTACAAAAAACCGGTTGGCGTGGTATAGTTTGCAAAAGCGGCATAATTTCTTAAAGGATATGAGACATGGGTGGCATCTTTTCGTCTCCAAAAGCCCCAGCTCCGCCTCCGCCTCCGCCTCCGCCTCCGCCGCCTGAGAAATCAGCGGAAGAAGTCCGCGCCGCAGAACAGATGGCGCGTCGTCGTGCCGCTGGTGCCATGGGCCGGCAGTCAACAATTCTGACTAGTGCCACTGCTACTGATGGTTCGGGTGTTGCCGAAACCGGCGGCAAGAAAACGCTGCTCGGTGAGTAATGGTAGACACGGTTCGAACCACAGCAACGCTGCTCTCCACTCTTTTTCAAGACGGGCAGGCGGCTAACGCGATCACCGCAAACGATGTGCGGGACTTGATTGTTTCGCTGCGCCCCAGCTTTGGTGAGTGTTCCATGCAGGGCAACGCCACCGCGACTACGATCACGGTCTCGGGAACCTATTACAAGATTGCCGGGACCACGGCGCTTTCGGGCAATGAGTTGCTGTTTGACAACGACGCCACGAATACCGGGCGGCTGCGCTATACCGGCGCGCCGGATAGGCTTGTGTTGTTCAGCGCGTCCTGCTCGCTTTCGGCGGCGTCTAATAATCAGGTCGTGTCTTTAAAAGGTTGGCATTACGACGACAGCGGAACGTCCGGCTCGTTGGTAACCTCCAGCCTTGTAAGCCGTAAGATTAGCGCATCCGGCGAACTTGGCGCTGTTGTGGTGCAGGGTAGTGCATTGATGAGTGTGAACGACTATCTGGAAATCCATGTCACGAATGAGACAAGCACCGCTGCTGTGACTGTAGAGGATTTCAATTTCCAAGCCTTCGCATTCCCAACCGTCTAAGGCGCCCGCATGATTAGTCAGGAACAGGTAATTCACCTTGTCAAACGTAAGGGCAAACTGAAGGCCCAGCGCGGGACATGGGAAACCCACTGGCAAGACCTGTCCAATTTTGTTCTGCCGAACGAAGCCGACTTCAACCTGAAGCGGTCCAAGGGTGACAAGCGCACGACGCTGGTCTATGACAGCACTGGCATCCATGCGAATGAAATGCTGGCGGCTGGTTTGCACGGGATGCTCACGAACCCAGCGTCTAACTGGTTCAGCTTGCGGCTTAAGAACGACAGCCAAGGCACTGGAAGCGGCTCCGAGGCCAAGCAATGGCTTGAGGACACGACGAACGCTGTAATGGCTGAGATATCGGCACCGTCGGTGGCATTTCCGTCGCACATTCACGAATACTATCTGTCGCTTTGCTCTATCGGCACGGCGTGCATGTTTGTTGGCGAGCCATCAACCCGTGAGGGGATCAGTTTCCGAGCCATTCATATTGATGAAATCTTTATTGCCGAGAACGCTGACGGCATCATTGATACGGTTTTTCGCAGTTTCAAGATGACCGTCCGCCAGATCGTGCAAAAGTGGGGCGAGAAGTCTCTGTCTCCGCGCATCAAGCGAATGTACGAGAAGCAGGAGTTCGACAAGGAAATCGACCTTTTGCATTGTGTGTACCCGCGTGACGATGTGGACAGGGGCAAGCGGGCGGCAACCATGTTGCCAGTGGCGTCTGTATATATCGACGAGAAAGAGCACCACGTCCTGGCAGAAGGCGGCTTTGATGAGATGCCATACATGGTCAGCCGTTGGGCAAAAACGGTTGGCGAAGTGTTCGGCAGGTCTCCAGCCATGACTGCGCTTCCTGATATAAAAATGCTTCAGGAAATCATGAAAACGACCATTAAGGCGGCGCAGAAGGTCGTCGATCCGCCGCTTTTGGTCCCTGATGACGGCGTGCTTGGTCCAGTTCGCACCATCCCGGGCGGTTTGAATTATTACCGTGCGTCGTCCGGTGCCAGGATCGAGCCGCTGCTTACCGGCGGCAATATCGGCATCAGTTATGAGATGATGACAGACTTGCGTGATCGGATTCGAACCACGTTCTTCCTCGACCAATTGCAGTTCCAAGGCGCACCGCGCATGACCGCGACGGAGGTGGTCGAGCGTACCGAGCGCACGTTGCGGCTGCTAGGGCCGACGCTGGGACGCCTCCAGTCGGAGTTCCTTGGCCCGATGATTGAACGTATCTTCGGCGTCCTGTCGCGCTCTGGCCGTCTGCCGGAGCCGCCTGAATCCATTTCAGAGCAGGAACTGAAGATTGAATATGTATCTCCGCTTGCGCGAGCGCAGCGCCAGACTGAGACGCAGGGGATCATGCGGACGCTTGAGTTCATTGGGCCAATTGCTGGCTTAGACCCGCAGGCTGCTCAAATCATCAAGGGCGCTGATACTGTTCGACACATTGCGCAACTCAATGGTGTCCCTCCAATGTTGCTAAAATCAAACGAGGAGTTGATGGAGGAAGCCAAGGCGCAGCAAGAAGCCCAAGCGGCCCAGCAGCAGATGATGCAGGGAGCACAAGTCATGGATATGATGCAGAAGGGCGCAAACGTAGCCAAGACTGCTGGTGATGCGGGGTTAAGCCTTGTCGGTTAGTAAAGAAGATTTCCAATTCGTCTTCTCGTCGGAGGAAGGCAAGCGCGTGCTTTCGCACATCTGTCGTGAATGCGGCGTTCTCAGGCCATCGTTTATACCCGGCGAAGCATTGGAAAATACCGCATTCAACGAGGGCATGAGAAACGTCGCATTGATGATTCTGACGGCCTTGGAAGAAACACCAGAACGATTCCTTGAACTTTCACAGGAGATTATGGTTAATGCCTAACGACATCGCACCTGCCGATACGGCAGATAATGCAGAAGCGGTTAGCGTAACGGAAAAGTCTACAGATGCAGGCGACTGGCGAGCATCTCTTTCGGATGACATTAGGGAAAACCCTAGTTTCTCGAAATTCAAAGACATAAATGGCCTTGCAGCTTCTTACGTAAATCTGCAATCGCATCTTGGCCGTGACAAGATTGCCAAGCCGGTTACGGATAGCGATTGGGATGACGTTTACGAGTTCCTTGGTCGCCCTGAAAGCCCTGAAAAATATGAAATTGCGCTGCCAGATGGTATGCCAGACGAAGTCGCCGCGCAGTTCAGTGAGCAGAGGCTCTCGTCGTTCAAGCAAGAAGCTCACCGACTGGGTCTGAACGCCAATCAGGTCAAGAGCCTAGTTGCGTGGCAGGCGGGGAGCGTCAACGAACAACACGAAGCGTATAAAAGCACCATTGACCAGTCGATGGAACAGGGTGAAATCGCGCTAAAGGCAGAGTGGGGCCGCGCTTACGATCAGAATATTGGGTTTGCCCGCAAAGCGTTCAAGGAATACGGCGGAGATGCCCTAAGCGCCAAGATGGAGGCAAGCGGGCTTGGTAATGACCCGGACGTTCTGAAGGCGTTTGCCAATATTGCCAAGACGACAATGGCTGATAAGGATTTGGCCGGTCCGTCTGGTGGTACTCAGATGGCGTTGACGCCTGAAGAAGCGCGTTCCGAAGCGTCAACGATAATGTCGCACCCGGCTTATACCGACAGACGCCACCCTGAACACACCGCGATGGTCAAAAAGGTTCAGGATTTGTTTAATCAAGCGTATTCTGACTGATGACAGACGAATTAGCTATCAAGTTGGAATGCTTGAAACTCGCCCAGACCGGCAGTCCTGATGCAACTTTAAAGGCCGCTCAAGTCTATTACGACTGGATCATGAAGTCAGACAAACCTAAACTTGGACGCCCACCTAAAACGTACTAAAAAAAGCCCTGCTTCGGCAGGGTTTTTATTGTTTTGCATATTGGAATGTTTCTGATACAATCAGATTGCCTTTAATATACGTGGACAATTCCAAACGGAACCCACGGACTCACGAGGGCAGCTTGGGCCGTCGCTGACGACAACCCTAAATTACTGTTTTAACCCAACTAGGAGCATACCGATGTCCATTCAAGTGACAACGGCCTTTGTGGAACAGTACAGCGCCAATGTCCAGCACCTTGTCCAACAGGACGGGTCAAAGTTGCGCAGTTCAGTCCGTGAAGAAGTCGTTACTGGCAAAAATGCCTTTTTTGAACAGATTGGTGCGACCGCTGCACAGCGCCGCACTTCTCGCCACTCCGACACGCCGCGTGTCGATACCCCTCATGCGCGCCGTCGCGTTTCGCTTGAGGATTTTGACTGGGCCGACCTCATTGATAATGAGGACAAGGTCCGGATGCTCATTGATCCGACTTCTGACTATGCCCGCGCTGCGGCCATGGCCATGGGTCGTGCAATGGACGAAGTTCTCATCGACGCTGCTCTTGGCAATGCTTATACCGGCGTTTCTGGCGGGACTACTGTCGCAGGTCAGACGGCCATTGCCGCTGCTGCCACTGGCCTTACGCTTGCGAAGCTTCTCTCTGCCAAAGAAACGATGGACGGTGACGATGTTCCTGAAAATGGTCGTGTTATTGTTTGCACCGCCGATCAGGTAAGTGACCTCTTGAATACGACTGAAATCAAAAGTTCAGATTTCAATACGGTCAAGGCACTTGCTCGCGGTGAAATCGACACTTTCTTGGGATTCCGTTTTATCCCGGTGAACGGCAAGCGCATTGACGGCACCAAGTTGGTTCCTGTTGATGGTTCTAGCGATCGCCGCTGTTTTGCATTCCACAATGAAGGTTTGCTTCTTGGCGTCGGTGCTGACATGACAACGAAGATTTCGGAACGTGCGGACAAAAACTATGCAACGC